AATGTCTTCGGATATCAAGAGCGTTGGGCTGAGTATCGTTACAACCCTAGCCGGATTAGCGGTTATTTTAGGTCTACCGCTTCTGGCACGTTGGACGCTTGGCATTTAGCTCAAAAGTTCACTACACTACCTACGCTAGGAAATACATTTATTTCCGAAAACGTTCCACTGGAACGTGCATTGGCTGTAGGTTCTACTGCTAATGGCAAGCAATTCATTTTTGACTCATTCTTTAAGGTCAAAAAAGCTCGCCCAATGCCGCTCTATTCTGTTCCTGGCTTAATCGATCACTTCTAATATGGGAATGTTCGATGGAGGCGCTGGATTATTCGGCGCCGTTGCTAGTCTCGCTGGTGGCATTATGTCTAATAATGCTCAAGCTGCTCAGGCTGCTGAAGCTAATCGCTTTAGCGCTGAGCAGAGCTCTGCACAAATGGCGTTTCAAGAACGCATGCGTGCCAATCAATATCAAACTGCTGTCGAAGACTTGAAAAAAGCTGGGTTAAATCCCATGCTTACTGCTTCTCAAGGCGGAGCCGGTAATCTCTCGGGCGCTTCTGCTGTAGGACAGCAAGCTACCATTCGAAATCCTACCGAGGGTTTGGCAAACTCTGCTGTTGGTCTTGCCAATATAAAAGCTGATCTAGAAAAGAAAGAGGCTGAAACCGTTGAATCCGTAAGCCGTACTGGATTAAACGATGAGCAACGTAAACTAACCGATGCTCAAACTCAATTAGCTATTCTAGAGGCTCCTAACGTTTCACAGAAACTTAAAAACATGGTTTCTGAACAACTTCTTAACAGCGCTCGTGAAACTGCGACTGCTGCTGAAGCAGCCGCACGACGCTTAGATATACAAATCAGATCTTCTGGAGATCTTCCAGAAGCTCAATCAAAGGGAACTTATTACAAAAATTCCCCTTATAACCCTTTTACGCTAAAAGACGTAATACAAGGCGGACATTCAGCCGCCGATTTAGCACGTTCACTAAATCCACTTAAACTAGGAAAATAATGAAAACTCCTTTCTTCCGCACCCCTTACAACTACGATACGAATGCTGCGTCAAATGAGTCTTCGTTGGTTTGTCTTGAGCCAACGAAGGCTCAGCAGCATTTCAAAGACGAATGCGATATCAACTATGTGCTAAAAACCTTCGGAATCGAAGGATTAGCGCAAACTCAATTAACGCCCCGCTACGGCGATTTCTCTAACGTGGTGGACTACCACTCTGCCCTTAACGCCGTTATCGCCGCAGAAGACGAATTTATGGCTTTGCCGGCGAATATTAGGACTCGTTTCGATAACGATCCTGCAAAACTCATCGATTTCTTAGGAAATGATGCAAACCGCCTGGAGGCGGAAAGTCTCGGATTAGTAACAAAATCCGAGCCTGTACCAGTAGGTCTACTTGATCCTACTGGTACAGGTGACACCAAAACCACCAAAACCCAAAAAACCGAGGACTAAAAAATGAGAACTTTACATCGTAAACACGTAAATAAAAGAAAATCTGCTAAGAGTTTTCGTAAACATGTCTCACGGACGAAGTCCGCTAATGTCCGTTCAGCCCCACAACGTGGTGGCTGGCGTTTGTAAAATTAAAATATGAAAGGCTATCAAGACTATGCCTTGCTTTACCCCCTTATCGGCGTTTATTACGCCGTATCAGACCAATTCAAAAACTGGTAAATCCTTTCGATCCGTTTCCTTTAAGGAAACACCGGATCACTCTATATCTTTAAACCTAGCGTGCGGCCAATGTATTGGCTGCCGTCTAGAAAAATCAAAGCAATGGGCTACTCGTTGTATGAACGAGGCCTCAATGCACACCCAAAACTGCTTTATAACACTCACTTACGATGATGACCATCTCCCAAGCGATCAATCGCTACACCACAGAGACTTTCAACTGTTCTTCAAAAGACTTCGCAAAAAATACTCCCATCTCAAAATCCGCTACTACATGGCTGGAGAATATGGCGAGAACTATGGACGTCCTCATTTCCATGCCTGTATCTTCGGATGGAAGCCCACTGATCTCAAAAACTGGCAAAAAACTGGTGACTCTTACCTTTATCGATCCAAAGACCTCGAATCTTTGTGGGTCGATAACAATGGAAACTCTATCGGATACTCCTCTGTCGGCGATGTTACTTTTGAATCAGCAGCTTACGTGGCTAGATACATAATGAAAAAACAAAACTCAGACAACTTAAATCCAAATACTGGAAAACCCTACAATGCCGTATATGACTACATAAATGAAAAAACGGGAGAAATAACTAAAAAAACACCCGAATACAACAAAATGTCATTAAAACCCGGCATAGGTGCTACTTGGATAGAAAAATATATGTCTGACGTATATCCTCACGGTGAAGTAATAATCCGTGGTAATAAAAAGGTTCTAGCCCCAAAATACTATGACAAAAAATTCAAGCAAATAGCTGATCCATACGTTTTTGACGAAATGCTTTACATTCGGGAAAAAAACGCTAAACTACGATCTGAGGACAACACGCCAGCACGACTTGAAGCTAAGCGAAAAGTCATGGCTGCTGGCCTCAACCAAAAAAAACGTGTACTAACTTAAATCAAGGTAATCAAGATGAAATTAATAATCTGTTCCGTAAAAGACCGAGCTGCAGACGCTTTCGGTCGACCAATGTTTGTCCCCTCAACTGGCGTAGCCATTCGCTCATTTACTGATGAAGTAAATCGCGCTGATAAGGACAACAATCTTCACAATCACCCTGATGACTTTGATCTTTATGATCACGGCATCTTTGATGACCAAACAGGTATGTTCGAATTACATGAACAACCAAAACAACTTGCTATTGGCAAACAAGTAAAAATTACTTCTTAAAATAAACCGAGGGGAAAAAGAAATTTTTCCCCCGGAAAACTACTAAGGAAAACTATGCACCGCAACCGCTCAGTCGATCTACATCAGTTCGCTATGATTCCAAAAGCTGAAATTCCACGTTCAAGCTTTAACTGCGAATCTGCACATAAAACTACATTCGATGCGGGAAACTTAGTTCCTGTCTATGTTGATGAAGTACTCCCTGGCGATACTTTCAACTTAAGCATGACTGCATTTGCACGTCTTGCAACTCCGCTATACCCAATCATGGATAACATGGTATTGGATAGCTTCTTTTTCTTTGTACCCAATCGCCTAATTTGGTCAAATTGGCAAAAATTCATGGGTCAACAAGAAAATCCTGGAGATTCAATCTCCTATGTGGTACCTCAACAGGTATCACCAACTGGTGGTTATGCTGTCAACTCACTGCAAGACTATATGGGCTTGCCTACTGTTGGCCAAGTCGACGCTGGCTCAACTGTCTCTCATTGCGCTTTTTGGCCACGTGCTTATAATTTAATCTGGAACGAATGGTTCCGTGATGAAAACTTACAGGATTCAGAGGTTGTCGATACTGGAGACGGCCCTGATAATCCTACTAACTATGTATTACTTAAACGTGGTAAACGTAAAGACTATTTCACATCTGCTTTACCTTGGCCTCAAAAAGGCGCTTCTGTAACTTTGCCTTTAGGCACTACAGCTCCTATCATGTCTGATGGAACTGTAACTACATGGTCTGGTGCTGGTGTAACAGACCAAGCATGGAAAACTAACTCTGGAGATACCGTAATTCGTACTAACGGATCTCCTTCTGCAACTGGTAACTGGCACTTCGGCAACAATACAGGACTATATGCTGATCTCTCTACTGCAACGGCTGCAACAATTAATCAACTCCGTCAATCTTTTCAGATTCAGCGACTTCTTGAAAGAGACGCTCGTGGCGGCACTCGATACACTGAAATTATTCGCTCTCACTTTGGCGTTGCTAGCCCTGATGCACGACTACAACGTCCGGAATACCTCGGAGGAGGCACAACACCAATCCAAATTAATCCGATCGCTCAAACTTCTGCTACTGGACAAACAGGAGCAACTACCCCTCTGGGTAACCTTGCTTCTATGGGCACTTCCTTGGCTCATAATCATGGCTTTACTCAATCGTTTGTTGAGCACGGTGTAATCATCGGATTAGTATCTGTCCGTGCAGATCTTACATATCAACAAGGTCTATCACGTATGTGGTCTAGATCCACACGATATGACTTCTACTTCCCAGCTTTCGCCCATCTTGGCGAACAAGCAATTCTTAATAAGGAAATCTATGTCCAAGGAACATCTGACGATAACAATGTCTTCGGATATCAAGAGCGTTGGGCTGAGTATCGTTACAACCCTAGCAGGATTAGCGGTTATTTTAGGTCTACCGCTTCTGGCACGTTG